AGGTATTGTGTTTACAGCTATCGCCAACGCATGAAGGAACTCACCATGATAGTTTTGATGATTACAAGTGAACTCTCTTCTCACCCAGCACTTAAAGTGTGGGATGTTACTGATGAGATAAGACATTATCTACGTCTAGCTGCTCCACCTTTAGACATCATCTTGGTTTTCTTTTTCATTGCACCACCCTTGGACATCATTTTGGTTTTCTTTTTCATTGCACCACCTTTAGACATCATCTTGGTTTTCTTTTTCATTGCACCACCTTTAGAGTACATTTTTGTTTTTTTTCTCATAGCCATGATTATTTTCCTTTCTTTTTTATATTATCACTCATAGTGATCATCATGCCAACTGCACCACCTTTACGATAGTCAGTATTTCCTATTTTCTTTTTCTTCATCATACCACCCATTTTCATGTAACCCATCTTCTTGACCACATCGGGTGCTTTTTGTTTTAATGCTTTCAATCCGGGATTACTGTCTGGTATTTTTTTAAGTGCCATTTGTTCCTCACCATTTAACTTTATGACTCCAATACTTAGCACTTAGCTTAGTAGTGGGTTTACCTTGAGCATCATGTCTTGCATAATAACTCTTCTTACGTGCTTTATCACGAGCAGTCTTAGGATTCTTTCCTGCTCCCTTTACACCTTGTTGACCAAACCTGATCAACTTCATCTTATGCCCTTCTACTGCAAGAACCATGTGAGACTTTGTTTTATGATTAGGTGTTCTCTTTGCTTTGTTTACACCACTTAGTCCGTGTTTCTTGAGTAAGGCTGCTTTTCTTTTTTCGTGTGCCATTTAGTTTTTATTTTATTTCCTTCTGTTTCCATGTTTAAGCATTTATAACTCTTTGGAAAATACATTGGCATATGTATAGGCATTCCTGATGCTATTTCATATGCTCTCGCTAAACACTTATCGTGAGTATTGTGAGGACTATATAAATCTTTTAGGGTCACACACATATTTGGTTGCTGCATTAGACAAGCTAATACAAATAATTCATACATCGTCTAACATTCCTTCATGTTTCATTGCGTTCTCTACGTGTTTTAACGTAAATCGCTTCCCATATCTAGCTTCTATTGCAGCACGAGCATAAAATACGGAACTATGAGGGATATGAATCTTATGTAATGTATTATTATGTATTGCATTATAGAATGCATCCAAGATATTATCTTCTGATATGTATAGTTTTACTGATTTTTTTTTCATTGTCAAGTTTTAAATAAATCTTAACAGTACGAGAGATAATATATAGGGTTTCATTTATATGTACATATATATGTTTTTATATATTAAGTTATTTACATTTAAATGTTTCACTTATATGTACTGTTATACATAATTATACCAGAATTTTTAAGTTTTGTCAATACCTAAATTTAAAAAATATTATACTTGACACTTAAATGGTACAGTTTGCCTAAGTAGTTAACAGTTGATTTTTCCCATCTGTGTATTTCTGTGTACATACGTACTGTACCGGGTGGCATGGCTGTGGCTATACCCTACCTTGTTCATGTTTTGTTCTACTTTTCTACACTATTTTTTTATTTTTTTACTATTTTACCCTAAATAATACTTTTATTTATTGCTAACATATTGATATTACTACATTTTTTATAATTTTATTAACTGTTTATTCATCAGTTACCTTTTAAAATTGTAAATATTGCCAAGATATACCCATAAATTGTTTATAAACATTATTCGTCTATAAAATTATGCATACTATATATATAAAAAAAAAATTTGTTCACGTTTCGTTCTCATATAATCTAATATCAAATAATATTCTAAAAAAATATTCAATAAAAACAATCACTTATAATTTTTTTTATTTTTTTGTTGATTTAATTTTTTATTTAATGCTATAACAATAATCGTTGAACACAAAATTGTTTAACAAGTTTTTAAAAAGAGTTTATTACAGTTTACAAACTGTCTTTTTATAAGCACCTTAAAAAGTTAAGTCTTATAAATCGCTCATGACACAAAGTTTTAAACTCAGTTTTTAAGTAACAGTTATAACAACGATATCTTAAAAACATAAAGTTAAAAAAAAACTTGCAATATTCAAAAAAGTGTTTAACATAAAAATCAAGGGAAACGACAACCCTTTAAAAAAATGGTGCAAGTGCAGACTTTAAACTGAACCTATCAAGTGCAAATTCACTAGACGATAGATGCGAATATCTAGCCATACGTGGGCGAGACGTGAGCTAACTAGGTACGCCAATCTAATGGTAACCTTATGACACTATACAAGCGACCAAGTGTAACTTGTAAAAGACATGAGAAGTGCGACTAGAGAAATCCTAGGGTGGCAACGAGTGCTAGAGGTGCGAGAAAAAATAAAGAGACTAGTTTTGTGTGTTGTCTAGTCTGCCACGTCTTAATAACCAAGTTGGGTGACGTTCAAAGGTTGAAAAATACTGAGGAAAAATCTACATTACTATACCATACGTAAAAATTTTAAGGGTATAAAACAAGTTTTACTTGGAGAATAAATTTTATTCGTTTAAAAATTATTTTATTATAATCGTATGATGAAGTTTAATATCTAAATAGGGTATGATATCTTTTTATTATACCCTGTTTACCCTGTTATACTAGGGTATAATACCCAACAAGGTTGTTGGAGTGATCAGTAATCGTCTATTATAGTGTAAAGACTTGACGAGGATAATATACACACAACAACCTTGCTAACTTATATATAAGGAGTATAACTATGTTTGTAATTGCAATCGCTACTAAACCATTAAATGATGGAACTAAAGGCAGAAGGTTTAATGTCTTCAATAAAAAAGGTTTCTTTAGATTAAGAAAAGATAAATCTAGAGGGTGGTTTAAAACTGACGAGGGTGCTACATTTAAGCAGTATCACTTTGGCAAGTTTACCATTGCTTTTGAAAAGGCAATACCTTTGAAACCACTAAACCACTTTGCAGGATAATTACGTCTTGACATAGGGACAATACATCTGTATTGTACCCTAATATAACAGGAGAGTATGATATGAAAAAACCAACAGGATATGTAATCTACAAGGGTGCTAGTCTTATTGATGGTAAACCTATTGTTGTTATCGCTAACATTTCAAGTGTAAATGCTAAGACAGGTAATGCAATACAAACTACCATTTTACGTGATGACATTGACCCTTTACTTGCTAACAAGACAGGTGAGGACTATTCTATATGTGGGACTTGTCCACATAGAGGAACACCAAGCGATGATCCTAACAGAAAAACTGCGACTAATCGCACTTGTTATGTTAATCTAGGGCAAGGTGTATTACAAGTTTATAAATCGTATAAAAAGGGTAACTATCCTATGCTTACAGGTCATGAGGCATTACAAGAGTTAGGCAAAGATAGGGTAGTTAGATTAGGAACATATGGCGATCCATCAATAGTCCCAAGTTATATATGGGATAGTCTTATCTCACAATCTGAAAAGTGGCTTGGATACTCTCATCAAAGTGGCGTTAAAGGTGTGGACTATAGACCTGACATTTTCATGAGAAGTGCAGACACACTTGAAGAGGCTCAACAATCATGGGCAAAAGGCGAGAGAACCTTTAGAATAATAAACCATACAAGAGAGATAGTAAAAGGTAAAGAGATACTTTGCCCAAGTCCTAGGGTGCATTGTGTTGATTGTGGTTTATGTGGTGGGTCTAAGATAAAAGCTAAGAACATTACAATCGTAGTGCATGGTAATGGTAAGAATAACTTTAACAAAAGAGAGGTGGCATAATGAAATATAAAACTCAATTAGAACAACAAATAGATTGTCTAGCACATGATATTTCTTTTACAAAAGGACAGATAAATATCCTAGATAAATTGTTAAAACAATTAGGAACACAAAAAATTTATCTTCATGAACGTCTAAAGATAAAAGAGAAAAATCTTAAAACTGAGTTAGGATATAAAGAAACTGAAGATTTTTGGGTGAGGGAAGAGGAGAACAATATAAAATTAATAAAGGATAAAGGATAAATTATGCAAGAGTACAAGTATATAGTTTGGGTAGGTGGAGTAGATGTTTACCTTGGTAACATTTACAAAAGAGCAAAAGAGTGTTACGATAATTGGGTTGATCAAGGTTATGATGATGTAATACTAGAGGTAACAGGAGATAATGTACATGAGGTATGAGATAGTTTTAACTGTGGCATTGTTTCAGTTTCTTATGATATTTCCTATAAGTTTTTACTTATTGTCTATAAACTTTGTGGGATTATTTTTTATTCTATTCATGGCAAGTGGGTTGTTTACAGTAATAACTTTATACTATCCACTAATAACTATTAATAAAGGGAGAAAATAAATGGCACAGTATTTAAGTGACATAGTAGAAGAAGATGTTATTAAATGTAATGTATGCAAAAAAGACTTTATCGTTGAAGAACTTACAACAGATGATTGGAATTTTGCTTGGGATAACTACGTTACAAAAGATTGTTGTAGTAGTTGTTCAACAAAGAATAGGAGTTTAATATGAGTATGAAAATGGAAAAAGTACGAGTATATTGGAACTTACATAAGCACAAGTGGAGTGTGCAAAGTTGCAAGACAGGTTTAGTAACAGATCATAAGCAACACATCACACTACAAGATGCAAAGTTTGTAGTTCGTAAAGGTGGACAAGAACGAGTGCGAAAAGAGGGCAAGAAAAATGTTCATGCCTTTGCAGTAGGTTACATAAGTGAGTTCTCTGTACCAACCTCAGAGAGATTAAAATTAGAGTTTGGGGATTGGGATAGAGTAAAATATAATCCTTACACAGATGATTATTTTATGCATCAAGGCATAGGACATGATACGTGGAATGAAATTCCAAGAGACTTTGTAGGGAACATACACATGGAATCTTTACACCACGAGAATGGAGTAGCACCAAGAGTTTATATTTAACAACAACAACTAGAAAGGAAAAACTATGAAAGCATATTTAATTAATTCAAAAGACGAATTTATTATAGAAGTAAATTGTAAAAACTACGATCATAAACTAGAACTATTGGGGTGCAATAGGTTAGAACTGTACCCTCACAATGTTAATGGTAATGATATATGGACTGATGAAGAGGGAAATTTAAAAGAGTACAACTATTTTTTTACGATAGATGATGTCATTGTAAGTGGCAATGCAATCATTTTAAGTTGTGATGATGAGGGAAATAGTACAGATGTTAAAAACTTGACAATAGAAGAATTAAAAAGTAGAGTTAAGTTCATGGGTAAAAGATATATAGATCATGAAAAATTATTTAATAACTTTAAAATAGAGGAGTGGAAAATATGAAACTAAGACAACATTTAGAATTAGAACCTATCATTACAGGTAAGAAGTTACCATGTGATGTAGAACATTTAGAGCATGAGTATCATTCTAAGTCTAGAGATATCACAATTAACATTGGAGATATGGAGTTAATTTATTTTGTTAGAGTATTCAATCAAACTAAATCTGATTATGATGACATGAAAATATCTGTAGACTCTAGTAAACGAGCATATGAAATGCAAAAAGAAAGAATGATAAGACTACAAGAGGAGATAGATGAATTAAAAAATAAGAATGAAACTTTAAATGGAATCATAGAGGAAAAAGATGAGATACTACACAAGCTATTGGATAGACCTCATTGGACAGAGCCACCTACTAATGGGCATAGGTATGTATTTAGTGGGATACCTAATGATACAGAGGGTCAAGAAACATTAGATAATATAAAGAAGTATCTTAATAAAGAATCATACACAATAAGAGTGAAAGGGCAACACCTTAAAAAAGAATTGTATGGTCAAGGTAAAGCCTATCATGGTGCTACCTTGGGAGATTCTACACATATGAGAGTTTACATAGATAAAAAGAAAGGAGAAGAGTAATGGCTAAATCAAATATTGTAATTAAAAATATTAAGCTAACTGTAAGTCAAGAGGAGTTGGATCTGATTACAGATGCTTTAAATTCATATATAGAAGATATGGAAACAGGTAATGATGAATTATCTTTACGTACTATAGATGTAGGAAGAATAACTTTCTACAAAGTAGACAAAGGTCTTTGTCCTTATCAAAGAAAATGGTACATAAAATATAATAGATTAGCAACTCAGTTGAATAGACTTAATAATAAATTAACTTGTATGGATAAGTTACATTGGAGAGGCACACATCAGATGTTGAGGGCAAGATGATGCAAGATTATAATAGTTACGAATGGAAAATAGGAACTGAAGTAATAGGAAAGTCAAAAGACATTGATGTTACTTGTGTGGGTGCAATACATAATATAATTGAACATGATGGTAATATATATTATGCAGTTTGTAGTAGTTTATTTTTATCAGAGGAGTTGAAAATATTATGACTTGGGTATTGTATGTTATGATAATGACAGAGGCTAGGACTTTGCAAGGGATATTATCCCAACATTATTTTAAGACAGAACAAGAATGTAATCAATTTTATCTTGACAATAAAAAAGATTTAGATAATAGTGTATATGAATTAATTCAACCTAGGCTAACTAAATCTGAAATAATTCAAGTAGGGTGTATGAAAACAACAAGTAAAATGGAGATTAAATAATGAATGTATTAAGTTTATTTGATGGTATGTCCTGTGGGCAACTTGCCTTAGAACGTGCCAATGTATCTGTAGATAATTACTTTGCTTGTGAGATAGACAAGTATGCAATGCAGATAGCTAACAAAAATTTTCCTAACACAATACAGTTGGGAGATGTGTCAGAGTTAAAAACAGATGGAGATACTATAGAGATAGATTTACTTCTCGGTGGCTCACCTTGTCAGGGATTTTCTTTTGCAGGAGAACAGTTGGCATTTAATGACCCACGTTCTAAATTATTCTTTGAGTTCATAAGAATTATGAATGACTTAAAACCCAAGTATGTATTGCTTGAGAATGTACGAATGAAGAAACAGTTTGAAGATGTCATTACAGAACACATGGGGTTTCCACCACAGTTATTAAACTCAAGCAAAGTTTCTGCACAAAACAGATGGAGAAACTATTGGTTTGGTGTAAGAATGAATGGCAAATATTATGGTATAGAGATACCACCTATGGAAGACAAAGGCTTGGTACTCAAGGATATATTACAAACCGACCATGACGAGCCACCTGTTCCTATCAATGAACGTAATGCAAGACATCACAAAAACCCTAATCAAAAGGCATTGTGTACGACTGCTACTATGTACAAAGGTGCAGGTAACAATGGCATGACATTGGTTGATAGACTTATACCTGTAGGACAAGCAGAAGAGTATGCACACTACAATTACAGAGCAACTAAGGAAGTATATCACATGAATGGTAAAGCACCTACGTTACTCACTATGCAAGGTGGCAATAGAGAACCAAAGGTAGCTACGTATTCTACTGATGGTGGTAAGATTGTTGACCTAGAAGGTATGACATGGAGAAAGCTAACTCCTGTAGAGTGTGAGAGATTGCAGACACTACCTGATAATTATACAGAGGGTGTGTCCAAGACACAACGATACAAGATGATTGGCAATGGGTGGACAGTAGATGTGATTGCTCACATACTAGGAGAAATGTTATTGCCTAAAAAAATTAAATCAATTAACTACGAGAAAGGATATTTTATTCATGCCTAAAAAAGTTAGACCCCATTGGGAAGTTATGTCTGATGATTCATTCAATAAGACATTAAAATTAGTAATAATAATTTTGTATTGTTATGCAATATTTGCAGTAGCAAATGAACTCATGGCAGGAACTTGGAATGACAAGCCTGTGATGTGTTCAAAAGAAAAAGAGATGATGTACACAATACAAGATAAAAATGAAAAGTTATTATTTAATGCAGTACAACTAGCTAAAGTTAGAAGTAAAGAGGGATTACAGGAGAAACCTGTTATGATACCTTTGCAGATATATGCTAACATAAAAACTAAAACATATACTATTGTAGAGTTTCATCCTCAACATAGTATATATTGTGTAGTTAGTTATGGTACTAATTTAGATTTTATTTCACCAAAACAAGGAGATGAATTATGAGTGTAGAACGAGACCAATTAGCACAGAAGTTAATAGATGCACATCATTTAGATAAACAGATAGAATCAAATGGTGTGTTAAAAGCATTTAAAGATGGTGTAGCAGATGGTTTGATTAAAGGTATCAGGTCAACCCATAATAGCCATCACTATTATAATCAAGGATATGACTTTGGAATTTATTTATATGGAGAACTTAAAATAGAGGAGAATAGCGAATGAAAAGATTAATTTATAATACATGGGATTCAGTTATGAACTATGAACGTAATCCCTTACGACATATACCTGACCTAAATACTAGACATATGATTATGCAAGTGTTAGCATGGATGTGGTGCATTGCATTCTCCATGTACTTTGGTAGTATGTGGATGTTTGGGATAACTGCTATTGCTCATGTGTTTATATTAGGTGCTATTGTTTTAACTGTAGCTACGTTTGAAACTGCTAAAAGAAAACCTACATTCTTTTTGAAGAAAGGTTATCACACACCTAGCAGAAGTAGATATATGTATTACAATGGCAAGAGATTTAAATATGATCCAAATGATGTAGGGGGTGAACATGAATAATGATGAATTAATATGGTTTATATTAGGTATGTGTTGCATGGCATTCATACTAGGATTTATGGGAGTAGGTTTGTGAATATAAAAAAGATAAACCCTATCGCTAGGGCATTCGCTTACCTTAGAAAGAGAACACAAGTTGTTCCACCTAAAAAAGGTAAGGGTTCATATAACAGAAAGAGAGAGAAGAAAGATGAAAGATAAAAGTTACGAAATGTTTTTAGAAATAGTAGACAGAGAGCATGAGAGTTTAGTTCCTGATAATACTATACCTACATTTAATATATGGGATATGAGAAAGGATGATAATGAATCTTTTAGAATTAAAAGAGAAGTACCTAGAGTCACAAGACTTCAAACTACTCGCAAATAAAACACAGAAAGATTATGTTTACTTTTTAAACGTAATGTTATTTACTTCTGTCAATGGCAGACAAATATCTAAGTCAAGAGTGTCTACCTTTACAGGTGTAAAAGCTAGAAGAGCATACGAACATTGGCTCAAGAGAGGTATATCTTTTGCCAATCACATTTGTTCTGTGTCCAAGAAAATGTATTCCTATGCAAATGAAATGGGATATGCAGAAACAAACCCTTTCAAAACATTTAAATGTAAAACGACACACAATAGAAAGGTAACTTGGACACGAGAACAAGTGAAAACATTTTTAGATCATTGCTATTTATCCTTTGAATACAGGAACTTAGGACTAATAGTTCAGATGGCATATGAATGGTGTCAACGAGTTGGTGACATGAGAATGTTAAAGTTTGATAACATAAATTTTGATATAGGTGTATTGAATCTAGAGCAGTCTAAACGTAGAGCATTAGTTCATCTACCTGTAAGTGATAATCTTTTGGAGATGTTACGTCAACAGAAAGAAGAGTTTGGATTTCAAGATTGGGTAGCACCTTATCCTTTTGCTAGAGGTAAATCATACGAGCCATACACTTTGCATAGACTATCTAAGGTAGCACGTAGAGTGTTGAATCAATGTGGATTACCTAACGAGTTAAGGATAGCAGACCTAAGACGCACAGGCACAACAGAAATGGTAGAGGCAGGAGTATCTATGGCACAGATTATGTCTGTCACAGGGCATTCTACACCCAATAGTGTTAAACCTTACATGAAAAATACTTATGCCTCTGCAGAAAATGCCTTGACAAAAAGAGAAATCTATGTTAAAAGCACTAAGGATGTGCCACGATGAACAGTATAATAAATTACATATCAGATGACATTGCGAATGGAGAAACTAAAAGAATGGATTGTCCTAACTGCAATGGCTACAAAACTTTTACAGTAACAAATAATATGGGCAAGTTGATATGGAACTGTTACAAAGCATCATGCAATGTATCAGGTTCAAAGAAAACTAGATTATCAGTTGCCGATATCATTAACCACTTTCAAGATAACAAAGAGGCACAAGAAAAATTTGAGATGCCTGATTCAGTTGTGTTTCACATGGACAGACCTGAGGTAAAAAGTTTTGCATATGAATATGGATTAGATTATGAAAGGATTCCCTTGTACTTTGATGTTAAAGACAAGAGGATAGTGTTTCCTATCAAGCACAGAGGTCTGATAGTTGATGCAGTTGGGAGATCAACAAGCATTTTTGTCAGACCAAAGTGGAAAAGATATGGGAACAGTAACGTGCCTTTTGCTTATGGCAAGGGTAACGTTGCAGTAATTGTTGAGGATTGCGTAAGTGCCTCTGTGTTGGATAGTGAGGGGTGTGTTGGGGTTGCTTTGTTAGGAACATCTTTATCACAACATCACAAAGAGTATCTGAAACAATTCTCAACAGTTATAATCGCTCTAGACCCTGATGCTAGTAATAAGTCTTTTGCTATGGCAAAGGAACTTAGAGGTTGTGTTAATAAAGTTTTAGTGCTAAGATTAGAAGACGATCTAAAATATAAAAAAGAAAATGATATAATTAAACTAAAGGAGTTAATACATGGAACTATCACTACTTAAAACTTTAATGAATAAAGACTTCTATGATGATCATAAGGGTGCTAAGTGTCCTGAGAGATTGTTCAGTAAAGATATGAGGATTATTAAGAAGACTATTGATAAAGCAATGACACAGTATGACAGAACTGTAACCTCTGATGAGATACAGGCTTTGTTCTTGGCTTCTAATCCTAATTTAACTACTGCACAGAAACAAGCATACGAGTCTGCATTTATTAATTTAAAAAAGGAGAATGAACTTGGTAAAGATATTGCACAAGAAGTATTATCAAAACTGTTTCAACAAGTTGTGGGTGAGGATATTGCTAATATTGGTTTTGACTATGTTAATGGTACTCAATCCACACTTGAGCCTTTGAGAAACATACTTGATTCTTATGGAGATGATTTCATTCCTAATTTAAATATTGATTGGGAAGATATTAGTTTAGAATCATTGATGAAAGCTAATGATTTAGCTACAAGATGGACATTTAATATACCCTCTCTAATCCACAAATTAGAGGGTGTGAACTCAGGTCATCTGATTGAGGTAGGTGCAAGACCTAACACAGGTAAAACTAGTTTCCATGCCTCTCTAATCGCTTCCCCATCAGGGTTTGCAAGTCAAGGTGCTAGATGTATTGTACTTTGTAATGAAGAAGAGGCTAAAAGAGTAGGTGCTAGATACTTAACTGCATCTACAGGTATGGATATGCATGAGATAAAAAATAATCCTAGTCAAGCTAGAGATTTGTGGAAGAAAGTTGAGAATAATGTGTCTCTCAAAGATGCTACAAATAAAGATATGAATTGGGTAGAGAGTGTGTGCAAAGCATACAAGCCTGATGTTCTTGTATTAGATATGGGAGATAAGTTTGCTACGACACAAGGATTTGCTAGAACAGATGAAGCATTGAAAGCTAATGCTATTCATGCTCGTCAGATTGGTAAAGCATACAACTGTGCAGTCTTTTATATGTCACAGTTATCTGCAGAGGCAGAAGGTAAAGTTATATTGAACCAAGCCATGATGGAAGGCTCACGTACAGGTAAAGCAGCAGAGGCAGATGTTATGATTCTTATAGCTAAGAACCCTGCAGTTGAAGGACAAGAGAGTGAAGATTCAGTCAGACATCTTAACATTGTAAAGAATAAAATTACAGGTTGGCATGGTAAGATTGTATGTGAGTTAGATTATAAACTTGCAAGGTATCAAGCATGACACAACAAGAATTGTTTGAAATAGAACTAAGTCATATAGATGGTGAAACTAAAACTTGTAGCAAGTGTGAAAGAAAATTACCTTTATCTAGTTTTAGTGTATCTTCAGGTGCTAACTTTCTCAGACCTGAGTGTAAGAAATGTAATAACGATTTAAGTAAAGTTAGAAACAGATTGCGACACAAGTATGGTATGCCTGATAATGATTATCAATGTCCAATATGTAAAAAAGATGAGACAGAGGTGGCAGGAAAAGGTGGACAAAGAAATGGTGCTTGGGTCATAGATCATTGCCATGAATCAGAAACATTTAGAGGATGGCTATGTCATAGTTGTAATCGTTCTTTAGGTGGTTTCTTTGATAGTGTTGAATTTTTAAAAAGAGCTATAATATATTTAGAAAATCATAAGGAGAAAATAAATGAAACTAATACTTGATGTAGAGAATACAGTAACCAAAAAGAATGGCAAGATGCACCTTGATCCTTTTGAACCTACTAATAAATTAGTTATGGTAGGTATTAGAGATGATCATGCTAATACATATATCTATGATATGGCAGAAAGCTCATCTAATATACAAGAGATGTTGGACAAAGCTACAGTTTTAATAGGACATAATATAGCCTACGATTTGATGTGGTTGTGGGAGTGTGGGTTTAAATATGATGGTGTGGTATTTGATACCATGTTAGCAGAATATATAATGCAGAGAGGAGTCAAAGAACCTCTATCTCTTGAGGCTTGTGCAGAGAGATATAAATTAGAAACTCAAAAGCAAGACACGTTGAAGAAATATTTTGCAGAGGGTAAGGGTGTTGATGAAATACCAAAAGATGAATTAGCAGAATACTTAACTGCAGATTTAAAAGCTACACAAGAACTATGCAATGTGCAATATAAGAAATTAAATACACAAGAGTATGCAGGACTTATGGAGTCAGTTATACTTACAAATAAAGTAGCAGTCACATTAGCCAAGATATATCGTAATGGATTTAAAGTAGATCAAGATAAGTTACGAGAGGTTAAAGAAGAATTTGAACAAGAGAAGTTAGAGATTGAAGAACGTTTAACTAAACAAGTGAAAGAACTTATGGGTGATACACCTATTAATCTGAACAGTCCTGAACAAATGTCTTGGGTTATCTATAGTAGAAAGCCTAAAGATAAAGCTCTATGGGGTAACTCTTTTCATCCTAATATGTTACCCAAGCATTTTAAAAACGCAATAGCATATAACTCTACTATCTTGTATAAAACAGAAGCTATGCAATGTTTAAATTGTAGAGGCACAGGACAGGTCAGAAAGATTAAAAAGAATGGACAACCTTTTGCCAAGCCTAGCACTTGTTCACATTGTGGTGGACAAGGATATAAATTTATTCCTACTAAACACATTGCAGGATTAAAATTTTCTGCACCTAATTCAAAGTGGGTTAGTGCTCATGGATTTACAGTTAGTAAAACTAATTTAGATACACTTTACAATGTGGCAAAAGATAGACACATGACACAGGCTATGTCTTTCTTAAAAGATATACAAAGACTATCTGCATTAGACACGTACTTGTCTTCTTTTGTCGAGGGCATAGAGGGATATGTAAAACCTGATGGATTACTTCATGTAAGGTTGTTGCAACATAGAACTGCCACAGGTAGATTTAGTGGAGCAGACCCTAATATGCAGAATATGCCTAGAGGTGGTACATTTCCTGTAAAAAAAGTATTTGTTTCTCGTTGGGAAGATGGAGAGATATTAGAGGCAGACTTTGCTCAGTTAGAATTTAGAACTGCAGCTTTTCTGTCACAAGATAAAATAGCAATGAAGGAGATTGAAGATGGATTTGATGTGCATAGTTATACTGCTCGTGTTATTAGTGATGCAGGTGAGCCTACTACTCGTCAAGAGGCGAAAGCACACACGTTTGCTCCGTTATATGGAGCAACAGGCTTTGGCAGATCGTCTGCACAGGCAACGTACTATAAACACTTCACAGAAAAATACAAGGAAGTCAACTTATGGCACACCAGATTGGCTCAAGAAGCTCTGAATACACGTAAGATAAAGACACCATCAGGTAGAGAGTTTGCATTTAGTAATGTACAAAGATATGGTAATGGTAAGGTATCACACTTTACACAGATAAAAAATTATCCTGTACAAAGTTTTGCTACTGCAGATATAGTGCCTGTTATACTTATTGAAATAGAAAAAAGATTAAAAGATTTACAATCTTGTATTGTGAATACTGTTCATGATTCAATAGTTATTGATATACATCCTGATGAAAAACAGAAGGTGGTATTTATGTTGAAGACTGTTAATGCTAACATGAAACAGATAATAGATAGTCAGTTCAGTATTGATTTTAATGTGCCATTAACATTAGATATGAAAATAGGTAAGAATTGGCTTGACACAAAAGACATAATATGATATAACAAATAATCTTTAAGAAAGGAAGGTAAAAATTATGAATGATATTGTTACTATCAATACAGATAATTATTCTGCAATGGCTAAAGCTATGGGTATAGCAGGAGAATCATCTGATAAAAAGTCTAGTACTCTAGCTAGATTAAAACTACAACATAAACCAATCATGGGAGAGAAGCAGGTTGGTGATGAAATAGAGACTGTAGTAAAAATAAAGGCAGGTTCTTATAAGTTAGATGTACCTGAGGATACTGCATACTATGGTGAAGAGGTAACTATCAGACCTTTTATGCAACGTTTTATGTATAAGAAGTTTGTAAAGAACCCTAATGCAAAGCAGGGTGAGCCTCAGGGTACATATCATAAGACTATAATGGCAGATAATCTTAATGTAGATTTAAAAGATACACAAGGCACATTTAATTGTGGTAAACCTAGTGGATATATTAAAGACTTTAAATCTTTATCTGCAGATATGCAGACTCTTATTAAGCAAATAAAAAGAGTCAGAGTTATCTTTGGATTAATTTCTATTAAGAATGTTAAGACAGAGATAGATGGCAATCTTGATGAAGTAACTAATGTTCCTTTTATTTGGGAGATAGATAATCGTGAAGCATTTAAGATTGTAGGTAGTCCATTTACAGAACTATCTAAGGCTAGGAAGTTGCCTGTGCAACATACAATAACTGCAGTAGGTGATGCTAGAAGCATACCTAATGGAGAAAAGTTTTATGTTCCAAAGGTAGCTATGGATATGACTAAGAGTTTGAGTGTATCAGAAGATGATCAAAAAACTTTTAGTGACTTCATCTCTTGGATTGAGAATCATAATGCTTATATATTAAGTAAGTGGGATGAGAATGTTAATTCAAGTCTATCACCTGATGATGCAGAAACAGTCGATTCGTTTGTGCAGATTGATGATAAAGAAGTAGTATAATGAAAAGTAATAACCCCTTCAAAGCACATGGTATAAACTACTTGTCACCTAGTAGTATCAATACATATATCAATGATATGTCATTGTGGGTGGCAAGGTACTTGTTTAAGATTAAATCTTCAAGTGGTGCAAGTGCAGTAAGGGGTATTGCTACTGAGTTTGTACTAGCCGACAAATATGAAAAAGGATTCTTTGACTTTAATCTTTTGGATGTTAAGTTTATGTCTCTTTGTGCAGAGTCTTTGATAGATTTAGGAGACGTTAAAACTGCAAAAGAAAAAAAGTTATTGAATGACTTTGGTAATGTCATTGATAAGAACTTTAACTATGATAATCTTGAGGACTATCAAGAAAAAGTTGAAGTACAGTTTGATGATATGCCTGTACCTGTCATAGGATATATTGACTTCAGGTTTAAGGATAAGATTGTAGATTTAAAAACGTCTACAAGAATGCCTACTAAACCAACTGAGGCACAGAAAAGACAAATGGCTTTATATGCTATGGCATATCCAAAGAGTAGTGTAGATTTATTCTTCGCTACTCCTAAGGATAGTAAGGTCTTTACTTTAAAAGACTTATCTGTTTACAAGAAACAACTTCAAAAGGTTGCTCTTGGTATACAGAAATTTTTGTCTATCAGTGATGATAAGCATGAGTTAGCTTCACTTGTCTACCCTAATTATGATTCTTGGTTGTGGTCAGGAGAGATGAAAGATGAAGCAAAAAAAATATGGAGTGTAAAGTAATGTCAGAAAAAAAACTTGACGAACTAAAGGCTAACATTGAGAATATGGAAAAAGAGTTAGCTGAAGCCAAAACTGCCTATCGTGAAATGAGAACGAAAGGTTTAAAAGATGCTATGGAAGCTAAGAAGTTAGCAGACGAAGCAGTAAAAGAAGAGCTAAAAGCATTGGGTTATACCTATAATACTAGCTCATCTTATAAAGAGTGGAGTCCATTTACAGGTTGGAGAACCTTCCTATAGATGTCTCCTCATCAAGCACGTAGGAATGCTATCAAGCATGGGTATAGAAGTGGGTTAGAACATAAGATTTCTTTATACCTAAAAGAAAATAAGTGTAAGTTTACTTATGAAGCAATTAAGATAGAGTGGGAAGACTTAGCTTATCGTACCTATACCCCTGACTTCGTGTTAAACAATGGGATAATAATAGAAACTAAAGGTAGATTTTTAGCATCAGATAGACGTAAACATCTAGCCATAAAGAAACAACACCCCTACTTAGATATTAGATTTGTGTTTGAAAATAGTAGGAATAAATTACGCAAAGGAGCAAAGTCTAACTATGCAGAGTGGTGTATTAAATATGGATTCCGTTATTATGATAGAATAATACCTGAGGATTGGATAAAAGAAAAGGGTAAAAATAAATATCCTAAATTTATAAAATTTTCAGGTGCAAAAATTAGGAGAAAAAAATAATGATAAAGAATAATGATGTTTGTATTATACTGAAACCTTTTATGGATAATAAAAAGTGGACAGGAGATGTGTCTGTTTCATTAGTATCTTCCAATGGAATGACTCTTGATAAAGAGGATCAAGTAGATTTATTAAAACTTGCTAGAAGAATTTGTGCATTAGTTCCTATGATGTCAGAAGATTCAAAGTTAGAACAAGCAGCAGAGATGATAGCAAGAGAGCATATGCCTATTGATGTATTACTTACTGATGATATTAAAACAGATGACAATGTTATTTCTATTGACTTTAATAACAAATAGGTGTATGGTATGGGTATGTATAGAGAAGAAATAAGAAAAAGATTTAGAGAGGTTAGGAAGATTATGGAAAAGAAGATGGAAGGAAAGCAACCTAAATATTTATCAGGTTCAAAGAAAGAAGATATGGTTAATCACCCACCACATTATAATAAAAATGGAATAGAAACTATTGATGCTATTAAAGCTATGACAGATGATGGATATGAATATTATCTACAAGGTAATATTATGAAGTATCTATGGAGATACAGATATAAAAATGGTATAGAAGATTTAAAAAAAGCACAATGGTATCTCAATGAGTTGATTGATGAGTTAGATGATGATAAGAGTTAAAGTTAATATGACATTACAAGTAGACCCTGAGGACTATCCTGTTCCTGCAGATGGCAAGGTTGACGAAGATATACAGGATTATATTAAAGATTCTTTGCATGACTTAGAGGGTGTAAAGATTACACATATGAAAACATTTAGTGAGGAGAGAACATGAATAATTATTTACCAACTGATTATCAGAACTTTATTGCTCTTTCTAGGTATGCAAGATGGAAAGACGATGAGCAGAGAAGAGAGACATGGATAGAAACTGTAGATAGATACTTTAATTATATGGAGAATCATTTAAAAAAGAAACATAACTATACTATAACTAAAGCTCTGAGAGAAAAATTAACGGATTCAATAATATCATTAGGTATTATGCCTAGTATGAGAGCACTTATGACTGCAGGTGTTGCTTTAGATAGATGCCATGTTGCAGGTTACAACTGTAGTTATATACCTGTGGATAGTCCACGTTCATTTGATGAATGTATGTATATACTTATGTGTGGTACAGGTGTAGGTTTCTCTGTTGAAAGAGAATGTGTTGATAAATTACCTGTAGTTAATGAGCATTTTGAGAAGAGCACTACAGTAATTACTGTTGCAGATAGTAGACCCGGATGGGCAAGAGCTTTACGTGAGTTAATAGCTATGTTATATGTAGGACAGATACCATCTCTTGATGTATCACAGGTTAGACCTGCAGGTGCTAGACTTAAAACTTTTGGTGGCAGGGCATCAGGTCCTCAACCTTTAGTTGATCTATACAATTTCTGTGTAGCTATATTTAAGAAAGCATCAGGTAGAAGATTGTATCCTATTGAGTGTCATGATATTATGTGTAAGATAGGACAGGTTGTAGTTGTAGGTGGTGTTAGACGTTCTGCACTTATATCTTTGTCTAACTTAGGTGATGATCAAATGAGACACGCAAAGTCAGGTGAGTGGTATAAGTATGAGAGCCAAAGGTCATTGGCTAATAACTCTGTAGCATTTAAAAATAAACCTGAGATGGGTACATTCATGAGAGAATGGACTGCATTGTATGAATCTAAATCAGGAGAACGTGGTATTTTTAATAGAGAATCAGCTATCAAACAAGCATCTAAAAATGGAAGAAGAAAATATGCATTGGTAGAAAAACCTACAGAACCATCTGATTATATACAGTTTGGTTGTAACCCTTGTTCAGAAATTATATTAAGACCTTATCAGTTCTGTAATCTTACAGAGGTTGTATGTAGAGAAGCAGATCATTTAGACATTCTGAAAGAAAAAGTTAGGTTATCTACAATACTTGGTACATTTCAATCTACACTTACCAATTTTAAATATCTTAGGAAAGTGTGGAAAGAAAATACAGAAGAAGAAAGATTATTAGGTGTGTCTTTGACAGGTATATTAGATTGTTATCTTCTTAATAATGGTACGAAAGAATCTATACAAAGAATACTATTAGAACTTAAACAAGTTGCAGTAGAAACTAATAAGAAGATTGCAGAAGATTTAGGTATACCACAGTCAACTGCTATCACTTGTGTAAAACCATCAGGAACTGTATCACAATTAGTAGACAGTGCTAGTGGTATTCATGCAAGACATAGTGACTATTACATTAGAACTGTACGTGGTGATAATAAAGACCCTCTCACTCAGTTTATGAAAGAAGCAGGTATACCTGTAGAGCCTGATGTTATGAAACCTGATAGTGTAGCAGTATTTAGTTTCCCTATGAAATCACCTACAGGTGCAATCACACGAACTGCCATGACTGCAATAGAGCAGTTAGACTATTGGCTTATGTTTCAAAGATATTGGTGTGAACACAAACCATCTGTGACTGTTTCTGTTAAAGAAAATGAATGGATGGAAGTAGGTGCATGGGTATACAAAAACTTTGATGAAGTATCAGGTGTGTCTTTTTTACCTTTTGATGAGCATACATATAAACAAGCTCCTTATCAAGACATAGATGAGAATGAATACAATGAACTCATGAAGACTATGCCCAAGTCTATTGATTGGAGTAAGCTACAAGACTTTGAGAAAGAAGATACGACAAGTGGCAGTAAAGAGTTAGCCTGTACTGCAGGTGTTTGTGAAGTTGTTGACATTGAAGCTAGTTAACTATAATTTTTATTGGGAAGGAGATACTAAATGAGAGACTTAATGTTAAATGCATTAAAATCCTACTACGTAGGAAACATAAATAGACACATAGCCAACGTAGAAGTTTATTTAAGGATGACTGTAGGTATAGGAGAGCACTCTGATATACAAGAAACTATTGATAAAGAGATAGAAAAGATTGCTCAATTTGATGACAGACTAGGAATGGTAATTAAATATTTTGAAAGGAAAGAAGATGAAAAGAAAGAAGAGAAATCCAAATCTAAGTAAATATGATGCACCCCTACGTATACAGTTTGAACGTGGGGTGAATGCCTTTAAGGGTAATCAGTACATAAGAAATGTTAAAGGTCATAAAATTATAGCGACAGTAAGTCCTTATAATTTTAATACCATGCAACATAGAGAATGGCAGAGAGGTTATAACTTTGCATACTTTAAAAATTTAGAGAAAGTAAAACGTGATGAAGCTAGAAGAAGAAGCACGACTGTTCATGCAGGGTAAGAGTAATACGTTTGATAAAAAACTAGAAGAATTAGTAGAGAATACAAGACTGCTAAAAAATTTATCTGAGGTAATTTTGAAAAAGGCAAAAGAATTAAATGCAAAAAATAACACCAACTCATGATCTGTCATGGTATTTAAAATGGTCAGGTTCATTCTTAATTATGTCAGGAATTATATGTAGGGCAGCAGGTGTGTTGCCCTTCTATGATTTAGTAGCTTCATGTTTAGGCACAGGCTTGTTAGCAGGTATGGCTTACATATGGCATGATAGAGCACTACTTATGGTAAATGGTGTTGCTTGTGCAGCATTAGCTATGGGGATAATGAGACACTTATTTGTTTAAATTAGCACAGATATTTTGGTATACTTTGCATATCGTTACGTGTCTATTTATTATCGTGGGTAATGGTAGGGTGTTGGGGTTGTGGTAATTACCGAGTCATCAATCCACCACGATTTAACTTTGGTGTGATTTCCATTATAAGTTCTTTTATTTGTCTTGGAGAAAGTTTTTCAATATAACCTGTTTCATTTTTGAAGTCTACTAAATTATCTTTTACTTTATCTAAAGTATTACCCAAATCATTTATAACTTTTTTAGCACTAAAGTCTTTTTCAGCTATACCTTCTGCAATCTGTTCATAAGTAGGTCTTACTCTAGAAACTGCACCTGTTGTAGTTTCAAATTTATTGTCTAATATTCTACTGAGTATTCTCATGTTGCGTTTCTTCTGTCCTTTAGGTAATTGGATAGCTAACTGAGATACTAAACTATTAAACTTCATACCATCCATTATGTTTTGTTGTAAGAATACATCATAACTACCTCTTGCACCATATGTACCTGTGTATTTACCCATATCTATACCTGCATTCATATAGTCTCTTATAGTATTGTAGGCTTTCTGTTGTTCAACTCTATTGCCTGTTAGTTTTCCTGAATCTATTCCTGCAATTTTCATTTCTATGTCCTTCATTTTATCAAAGGCTTCATTACCTTTAGTAACTCTTTCTAATATTTTAGGATCATCTGTAACCTTTTTAAACGTTTTTAGTTCAGGACTAAACATGGCTACCTCTGCCTCTGTGTGTATGCTTTTTGGTAGCTTAGTTCCTTCTCCTTTAGATGTGACAAACTCACCTTTGTATTTATTTAATAGTTGTATTCTAAGTTTAGGGTCATCTTTATATAAATTTACAATCTGTTCGTAATCTTCAGGTGTCATATTTTTAAATTTATTATAAGGTATCTCCGTATATACTAAATTTTCTATGGTTCTACCCATAGGATCACTACCTACCCCTAGATCACTGAAACCTCCGTACTCACCCGGAGTTGTGAATGCAGGACTACTTGACATGAGAGGATCAAATGAACCTGATACTGCTTTTTCTCCTAGCTCAGAATGTGCTCCTGTTTTTCTACTAGTTCCCATTCCTACATAAGATGTTTCATCCACAAACTGTGGAAATCTCTCATCTTCAAACTTATCAAATCCTTTTGTTGTAAGTTTATCTATAAATTTTTCATCGTAACTTTTTAACTCTTTTATATCTGCCTTGTTCTTTTTAGTTAGCACATCTTCTATCTCTCTTAAATCTACTAAATTTTTATCACTTTGATTTTTACTTATAGAATAAGACAATAATTGTTTTTCTCCAACCATAGCTCCTTTTTCATTTGCTCTAGGTGTATCTAAAAGTATAATCTCTCTTTCCTCTCCACCACCTACAAATTTAACTTCATTTATATCTACCTCTTTATAAGTTTTTATTTGCTTGTCTTTAGGTGTAAGAACTAAACCTGCACCTTCTCCTTGCTCTACGTAATTCTCAACTCTCTCTACTTTAATTTTACCTGAAGGAAATGCTTTCTGTAAATTTGCTTTCATTACTTGATCATAAGATGCATAGTTAGGAGAATTAAATGCTTTGAGTAAAGCACTTCTATCATCTCTAATCATATATTCATTTAGATTGAATCCTATATCTTCGTACTCTAAAAGAGCACCATCATCTCCCATATTAGTAAATAATCCATTCTTTTGAAAATCAGTTCTATTGTCTACTTCAGCTAACTTTACCACACCTATTGTGTCACCTTCATAATTATTACGTGCAGCTTTAGCACCTTTCAGATATACCTCTCCTGCTTCCTTGTTTACATCTAATGATATCTCTTGACTATATACTTTAGGAGAACCATTAATATCTTTAGCTATTATAGGAAAACGTAATTTAGTTCCTGCATATTTATCTACTTCATCTGAAGTTTTTTTCATGCCATACGTAGCTATGTCTATGATAGGATTATCATTATTATCAGTAACTAACTCCATAAATATTTTAGAACTATCACCATAAGATTGTGCTAATTCTGTAGCTAAATAATCATTGTCTGCATACATACCTAATTTAGGATTTTTAGTATACTGACCCATAGCAGTGCCATGAAAAACTATTTCTTTTTTAGTAGGATTACTTAATTTTTTAAGCATTTCAGTTTTAGCTTTTCCTGAGTATTGCTCTTTTATTTTTTTAATTTCACTTTGTCTTTTAGTTGAAAAGTTTTTGTTTAACTTATCTCCCATTTCTTTCTTAACAAAATCACTTGTATTAAATAATATCTCTGCACCTTTAGCATTATCTCCTTTTTTAATTGAGTCAATAGCTAATTGTTTTAATGCACTCTTACCTATCCTAGATATGAAACCTATTCCGGGTATCAATCCTAGTGTGATAAGTCCTGAATATGCACTACCTAGACCTAATTTAATTAAATCTCTTTCGCCATAACCTGCTTGAATTAATTCATATGCACGTTCATAATCTTCAGGTGCATCTTTAAATGCTATCACATCTCCTGTTACAGGAGCAACAGATAAACCAAAGTAACCTATATCCTTAATAGTTATAGGCTTTGCTCCTTCTGCTATCATCTGTTCTACTTGAGCAAACTGTTCTGTTTTACCTGCTTCACGTTCTCTTCTCATACGTTCCTGATCGGCAAACATTCTATCAGTTTCAGTTCCTAATTCCAATCCTCTTATAGCCATTAGTTTCTACCCATTAATCCTTTTTTAATTTTACCTTTAGCAGTTCCTTTTCTACTTAATGCCCATGCTAATATATTTTCACGAGCCTTAGTATTTTTTATTATTAAAGTTAAATCTCTACTATTTTCTACATTTAAAGTTTCTATTTCTTTTTCTGTTAAATTTTCTTGTCCATCTATAACAAATGAACCATCACGTAATCCATTTCTAAACTCTGCATTTATAGAATCTTTTTCAGGAGAAGATATTCTTCTATATTCCATTAGTTGTACTAAACTATATGGTAAACTTTCCTCTTCTTCTTTATTTAATAATCCTTTTTCTCTTTCTAGTTCTACTAAATCTAATGCCTTCTCTTTTGCATTTGGCAATATTCTAGTTCTTAGTTGAGTTACTAAGTAGTTTCTTTTTTCTGCCTTAGATTTTTTACTTGCATATAGAGGATCATCATTAATTATTTGTTGCATTACTACACTTAAATTTCTGACAGTTTCTTCACCACTTAAAACTTCTCTTAATTTTCTATCAATAAATTCATTAGGAAGTTTTTTATAAAAGTCATAGTATTGTAGATTTAAATCTCTCATTTCTCTTTCTAATGTATTTAATCTAGGTCGTTTACCCAAACCAAACATTTGTTTTTCTAATGGATTTAGAGAGATTACATCTCCTGATCTCAATGGATTTCTTAAAGGTGTATCATATTCTGTCGCACCAAAGTATCTACCTATGGCAGTGTTAGGTCCTACATCAGGAAAAGCACGAGTGCCTCTATTATATAATATTTCAAAAAAACTTATATCTCCTCTTGGGTCTCCTTTTCTAGTCTCAGGCACATATCTAGAAAATTTGTCAAATTGACTGTAGGCATCTTTTAATACTGCAACAGGTAATGTGTAGGTGTTTACAAGATTAGCTCCAAACTCTGCAAATCCTTTTTCAACAATTCCCTCACCACCTGCAGCGACATCATCAAATAATTTATCAATAACCCAATAGCCATAACCTGTTCTAAAAGAAGAACCAAATAAAGATTGCATTGCATCTTGACCATATTGCCTAGGACTATTCATAACCTCAGTCATCTTCTTACCATCTGCACCCCATCTCTCATACAAATCTTGCCATAATCCTGTGGCAGGTGAGTAAAAATTATTTTCAGTTAGCTTTACTTTATTACCTCTCTCATCACTCATTTGATATCTTAACAGTATATCTGTAGCTAACAAATAAGGTGCAAAAGGTCCGTATGTAGGTCTACCATCTACAACTTTTCCTGTGTCATCTTTGAACTCATACCAATATGTTCCTAGTTTACCATCATCATCTATCTGTTCTTTTCTCCAAGCATAAGCAGTAGAAAGCATCATTAGTCCTGTAAGTTGTTTTGCTATTTTTTGTTGATACTCATCCTTAGTCATATTCTTTATAGCATTTACATAACCACCTTTGACTCCTATCTTTTCTAAATTTAATAAACCAAGTAAAGGAGTATGCTCATATAAAAATTTCATTTGATTAGCTACAAATCTTGGAAAAGGTAATACAGAGGAAACTATAAAAGGGACATTTCTATGAGCATCTATAGTACCCTTTGCAACTTTACTAAAAAATCCATCACCTTTAAAAGACTTTTGATAAACAAACTCAAGAGCATCTTGCATAGAGCCTTCTAATATATCTTTACTTATTGTATTAAATTTGCCCTGCTTAATAATTTCAATTAAATCTTGTCCATTATCTGCTAATCTTCTTCTTAATGATGCAGTCAACATTGCCTGTTTAAAAAAGTTATCAGACATTGTATTTAAAAAGTTTGCTTTAGTTCCTATTTTTGCTAAAGCACCACCACCTGTTTGTGATGATAAATCTGCTGCTTCTCTAAATAAAACAGAAGCACTATCAGGCATCGTAGTAGAGAATATATTTCTAACTGCTTGTGCTTCATACGGATTTAGCATATATTTTGCTACATCAAATGTACCATCAAAAGGATTTTTTCTTCTTAATACATTATAAAATGCACGTGTACCTGCATCTACTACAACTCTAAACAAAGCATTACCATTGTTACGCATAGTTGTTGCAGGTTGAGAAGTCATTAATCCTAATCTTAGTCTATCTAAATCTCTTAGTAATCCATTTTCTTTTTTATTCTTTAATACTTCAAGAGCTTTTGCTTTGTCTATTCTTGTTAGACCTCTTTTTTCTAGCTCTTGAATATCGTTTAATAGTTTAGTAACTGTAGCTTGAGATGCATTAGGACTTAATTGTTTTTTTAGAAAGCCATGTGTTCCTAATGTTCTACCTGCATCAGATATATCTGCTAAGTATATTAGAGAAAACTGATCGTAAGAAAGATTATGATCTCTTAAAATAGTGCTTAGTTCAGTAAACTTTAATTTATTATCCCCAATAGCATCTGATATGGCAGAGGTTATTCTTTGTCCTTTTCTTAATTTTATTTTGTCTTTTACTTTTAAAACTGCAGAAGATAAGTTCTCAAAAAATTCTATAGGTAATTTTTCTAATCCTTTTTCTTTTGCTAGTTCTCTACCTACAGATACTTTTTCTGCATCTAAAGGTTTCATCTTTGGTTTAGGTCTTTTAGCTATTCTTTTTAAACCATCTTTGGTCATTTTATATGTATCAGGTGTTAACTCTTGTAATATTTTATTTAAAAACTCTGTGTCTTCACCTTCTCTTACACCTTTTAAAAATGCTTTAGATTTTTTACTTGCTTCATCTGCTATCTTTTTAGTGGCTACTTCTGATGCAGTCAATAATTCATCTGCTTTGATAGCTTTCATTGTTTGATAAGCACCTGCTCCTGCATTTAATATTGCACCACCACCTGCAGATATTAAAGCAGTTCCTACCACTTTACCTGTGTCTACTTCATCTTGTAAGCCTACTTCTACTTTTGTGCCTTCTTGAGCACCTGCTTGTACTGCACCTATACTACCCTCTACTGCTGCACCTTTAAGAGCACTCTTACCTATCTCTCTTGTTAACAATGCACGTATACCTAGTTTAGCAGCTTGATTACCACCCACTGCTGCAAGTTTACCTGCACCCCCTGTAAGTAGTCCTATGATAGTTGATGGAGCACTAGCTATACCACCTGCATAATCTTTGAAAGTTTCTAGGTTAAAACCATCTCCTTCCATTTTATCATACAGATTAATTAGTCTAGCAAATTCTTGTTTCTCTTGAAGGTTTGCATTTTGTGCATACTCTAGATCACGTATGGCAGTGACCTCATTTACGTTTTGGTATCTAAAATGCTCTAGGAATTGATCATAAACTTTTTCAACTGTGTCTAAATCAGAGTGTTTATATCCCTCTCTATTTTTTAAAAAGGAATAAGCATCGTTGATAAAATTTTGATTTGCGATTAAGTTTTCTTTATTTTGATCTTGGGATTCTAGAAGATTATAATCTTTAAAATATTGCATGGTATTGCAAACCTCATCTAATTAGTTGCATAAGGATTAGCAAAGGCAGGGTCATTTATTAATATATTTTTAAAATAATCTATAGTTGCAGGACCCATGCTTATATTATTTTGTTTTAATTTATCTTTTACAATCTCTAAGAATCCTTCATTACTATATCTTCTTCTAAATATTTCAGCAACATTTGCTTGATTATTTGCATCTAACTTTTTAATTCTATCAATATATTTTTGTCTTTCTATTTTTAACATTTGAAGTATTGTCTTCTTTCCTAAAGTTGATGCAGTAGTTGTTCCTTTTAAATCTTTGAGTAATTCATCAAAAGTTTTTGGTTTTTTAGGTTCTCCTACTTTAGGTGCTCCACTATCTTTGTCTTTATCTTTATCTTTTTTTTGAGGGTCTTTTACTATATCACCTTTATCTGTAACTAATCCTCTTTTCTTTAGTTCTTCAAACAAATAACTTCCCGGTTTAGCAATATCAAATCCATCATCAGTTAATGTTGTATTCTGTTTAAATATAGAATTAATTGAATCAAGATTAGTTAGTAGTCTTGGATCATCTTGTTTTTTAGCCATGTCTAGTTTTAATTTCTTTGCTTGAGCAGTTAACTCTTGCACTATGATTGGCATTGCTTTTTTAAGTTTTATATTAGTAGTTAAAAATTTAACAGTATTATTAACTTCATCTACATCTACTGTAACACCAAGCACTGCACCAACTTTCTTAGCCATTTCAGATTCCATTTTCTTTTCAGGCAATTTGTCTGTACTTGTCAGTTCAGATAATCTTTGTGCTTCTTTTCCTAATTCACTTAGCATTACGTCTTGACTGTCTAAATAACTTTTTATTTCTTTTGTTTTTTCATCGTCTTCTGCTAACTTAACATCTGAAGTTTTTAGAATATTTTGTACTCTTGGTGTTATGTCTACACCTTTTTCACTTTCATCTGCAAACATTTCACCTGATACAAAAGATGTAATAGGTCCTGATGCAGGTGCAGTACGAAGATTCATCATCTCCATATCAAATCGTTTTGCAGCTGGAGCCATTGCAGTAGCTAATTCTTTTAATGTCATGTTAGGAATTTTAGTAGTGTTTGGGTCTTCACTACTTGTATCCGATTGTGACTTCATATTCTCTACTAAAGGTTTAATAGAAGATAAAGAATATTCATTTTTAATATCATTAAATGTTTTTGACAATCCTCTATCATGTATAAAAGCTATGTCTGCATTATCTAAGTTATCATTTTTAAATAGGTTTTTAATTTTAGTTAGGCTCTCTAAATTACTATCTATCCTACTTTCTCTCTTTGTTCTATTCTTTGTAATTATTCCACTAATATTGCTAACAACACTTTTAACTAATTCATTATTTTCTGCTCTGTCTAGTTTTCCAAACTCTTCTTCTTTATCATATAAAGATTTTACAAGATACGGATTATCTTTTGCCAAAGCTATAGAAGGCAAAGCAACTGCAAGTGCTCTTTTAAATCTGCCACCAAAACTTCTATCAGTTAAAAATGATGATTCTTTTTCTGCCATTATACTCTCCTAGCCATTAAACCCATAGGTTCTTCTTGCTTTTCTTTTTCCTTTTCTTCTTCTACAACAACATCTTCTACCTCAGGTTTATCTAATTCTTTTTGAAATCTAGAAAACGCTGCTTCAGATGCAGAATCTTTTAATTCTATTTCTTTGTCTCTTTCCATACCTGTCGCATATTTTATACCTGCTCTGTCTCCAATTAACATAAGCATTTCCATAATAACAGGTATAAGTAACATACCTACATCAATAGTATGTTTGCCCTCCATAACACTCATCAGTTGCATATTATTAGCAATCAATGTGATAGGCATACCTGTTTCCATCAAGTTGATAGCTTGTTCTACAAATGATTCATCTTGCATACTAACCACATAATATTGTGCTGCTTTATTTACAGTTGGATATTGTGGTGGTGTTTGCCAAGGTCTTGCACCAACCTCATGAGTCATAGCCATGCCCGGAATAGGTGCTTCTAATATGGGTTCTGTTCTATTTCCGTATCTCATGTTTCTATTTCTTCTTTACCATTTAACCTTTCATTTTGAATTGCTTCAAAAAAATCCATAGCCTCATTAAATGGATCATTTTCTTGAGGCATCTTCATATTTTTTTTCATTGACATATCTCTAGATAACAAGCCTTTTGTTTCAGGAGCTTGTGCTTGGTTTTCCAAATCTCTAGTAATTCTTTTGTAATTAAGAAACTTATTATATATATTTGCTGAAGGGTTTGTAATCATTATCCAAAAGGTCCTCTAATAACTGCAGCACCTAATGTGCCTAACATACTACCTAATGCACTTGAACCTGCAGCTTTCTTAGTTTGCTCTGCAGTGTATTGTTGTGCTTCTTTACTTATATTTGCTACACCTAATGCATTAATTCTATCTTGCTCATTCTCTGCACTCTTCCATGCCCACTCCATTGTGTCTGCAAAGAATGCCCATAAGTCATCATAAGCCTCATTAGATATATCAAGAACTGCTTTAGCATTCAATTCATTAGCACGATTAATAGCAGCAGTGTCTGCAGTGGCTAACTCTCTTCTCCATACTGCATTATTCTGTGCTATAGCTATTTGATTTTGTGCATTGAATTGATCTCTTGCATTCATCACCTCTGCATTAAATCTTGACAATGTATTTACTTCACCTGCATTAAACTGATCTTGTGCATTTGATTGTGTTGCATTAAACTGTTCTACTTGACTTCTTAAATTAGCAAAGAATTGATCTACTTGATTTTGTGATGTAGCATTAAATTGTCTTGCAGCATTTTGGGCAGCTTGATCTGTTAATATACTTTGAGTTAATGACTGCATATTAAACATACCTGATTGTTGTTCATTAGATAAGTTTGCCATGTCTACTTGCAAGAATGCTTTTGCGTTTTCTACTGCAGCTTGTTGTCTATTAGTTAGATTACTTGTATCTAATCCTGTTAGTGCAGAAGCCTCTGCTAATACAAGTGCTTGTCTATTAGATAGATTTTGTAGGTTTAATGTATTTGCTATTCTACTATTTTCTAATGCCACTTGTTGTTCTGCAGTAAAGTTTCTATTTGCTATGTCACTTATCTTAGAAGCATTCTGAACTCTTGTTTGAAACTCTTGATCAAACTCTTGCCCTATGAATCTAGCTCTTTGTTCTGCAGCTAACATAGCACGTTGTTGTCTGTTAGATAAATTTTGTAATTCAAATGTTCTTACAGTATTTGCATCTGCCTGTGCAATAGGTAGTGCAGATTCCATTGCAGCCTGAACAAGTGCCTGTCCTGCAATACTAGAAGCACCAAGACCTCTTTGTTGCATTACTGCTTGAACACCTCTGATTGCTCCTGCTGCCCATGATGGTGGATTTGTTGCATCAAAGTTTGCAGTTAATCCTGCTAACTGACCTGCTACAGTGGCTTGATCACTAGCAGTTGAGGTTGCAGCTTCAATTTGCTCTGTAAAAGTTTTAGCTTTTTCTGCATTTGCAACAGAGTCTATTAATTCACCTTCACGTATTTCACGTTGTGGTGGACTTGCCATAAGTATAGCATTACCTTGTGCAGCACTTAAATTAGCTACACTACTTGCAGTTTGTTGAGCAGCTAATATTTGTGCCTTATCACTTACATCTGTTGTAGCAGCTTGATTAGATGCTATTGCACCTTGAATATCAGGTTGGGATAATCTAGGGTCTACTTGTGCTGCAGGTGTTACAGTAGGTTGTCCTGTTTGTTGTGTACCTGCCTGTGCCACAGTGGGTATTACATTGGCTTCCCCTGCAACTGCACCTATTGAAGGATCAATAGTTTGTCCTTGTTCTTGTAAAGTTAATTGAGGAGTAGTAACTGCACCTGCAGGTAATGCACCTGTCTGTGCTCTTTCAAGTGTCATATCTTGTATGTTAGATGGCTGTTCTTCTGTAGGTATATCACCACCCTCTTGCATTTTAACAACACCACCACGAGCCATCTGTTTTGCAGATTCTTCATAGACAATCATTTGTCTTTTCTTCTCAGGATTTTGCTCTAGGTAGTTTTCAAAGTTATCTAATGAACCTTCATATCCAAGTTTATTAGCAATCTTTTGTAATCCTGTTGGTTTAAAACCTGTGAATATTGCCACTATTTAGCTCCAATTAATATCTTATCTAGTTTATCTTCTAATCTTTTCATTGCATCCATAATGTCATGCATATCTTCTTTGACATCATCTTTACGTGCATACTCTTCTCGTGTTTTGTTTAGTAGTATCTGTAATCTCTTTACTTCGCCAAACATCTTGTTGAATGCCCAACCGAATGGTACAACGACCATAGTTAGGATAATGTTCCAAAATAACATTGCATCTATTTCCATGTTTAATCGGCATCCTTGATGGTTAGTGTTCCTGCATTTACTTGTTTTAGTATTTCTGCGTAGTGTCTGTTGTTAGGGTCAGTGGGAACGTAAACTGTTTCACCATCAATAGTTGCGATAACCACAACCCCAGTAATAGTTACCTCTGCATCAGTTCCTTCATATCTTTTAATTGAACAATGTTTTACTTGAGTAATGTTCATTTTATAACTCCGAATCTATTAGTAATCTAGCGTAAGTGCTACCACCATCATGACCCCAATAGTCACAATGATGTGATGTAGTTAATGAACCTGCTACGGATTGAAAACAATTTGTTCTTTGAATACCAAGTCCAACTGGAAAAGTTACGTCACTTGTTCCATTTTGAACAACATTACCAGTTGATAACCATCTTAATTCAGTTGGATTTGTTACAGTTATTGTTGGTGTTGCTCTTTTTATTGGGTATGATAAAAACCACTCTGCTCTATTTGCAACATCAACATGACCAGAGCTTCCGGGTAATGGAGCAGAATTGTGAATCAAATTTTCATCATGCACTTGGTCTCCACCTACATTGTAAACTGTGCAATAGCGTTGACAGAGTAAAAACTCTTCATCAAATGACCTATACTCAAATGGGGTCACTGCAGAGCCGACTTCTAACTGAATGCCAGTAATATACCATTCATTATCCGTGTTATCTGCAAGATTAATATTTAACCCTGCACCTCTATCTGTGTTAACTTTAGCTTCCCATGTTGCAGGAACTGCACCTGATGAGTTATCTGTTCCTGCGACTAATGCCCACATTATAGCTAGACTATCTCCACTATCATCTGCAAAAGCACCAGTTGTGTCTGCTGGAAAAGTAATCTCTTTTTTTTCCCATGTATTAGCCGAACTTATTGTATAAGTTGAACCTACTATTCTTGTATTATCATTATCTTCAATATTGACTTGATAAGTACCAGTTTTATTAGAACGAACATGAAAACTTAGTGTGTATTGTTCAGCATCAGACGTACCTTTTTTAAATTGTTGAACATCTTGACCCTCTATTTTTGTTTGTAAAAATAATCTACTGTCTGAAGCTAAAGAAGATTTAGCTGAAGTACAATCTAACTTTAAACTATTAGCAAATCCATTTGGAGTAGTTGATGACTGTGACATTGTCCATGTTCCAGCATCTGTATATAACAATGCAAATCTATCTAAAGCATGATAACCAGTTGATGTAATAGATGTGGCTGACGAACTTCTTTGTGATATTTTCATTTCACCATTTATTACAACGTTGCGTCTTCCACCAATCTGACTATTGGTTAGGACTTCACCCATCTTTGCTAATTCTGCTGCTTTACTCATGCTAAGTCTCCGTGT